GCTGCATCATTGCAACTATCTGTCTACGCTCTTCTGCATCACGAATCAAGCCATCAGGTACACCAAATTTTTTCGCAAGATGAACTGCGGTCTCTTCAGTGTTAATTAAAAGGTTAGTCATCTCACCACCGAAGTACGCATTTACCATTTCTAGGAACCGCGCAACCGATGTAATATCTTGATTCGACTGCGCTTGTGCAAGTGGAGAAACGGAACGAATCTTAACCTCACGACCGTTTACAGTCGGCAGCTCAATGCGACCCTGCTTTCTAAGGATGTGAATAACACGTTGCAATACTGGTTGAACCAACTCAGCTTGCAAGCGACCAAACGCAGATCCAATGCGGCGAGATAGATCAGCCATACGTTCCGCAACTTCAGTAGCAGACGCAGGTGTTCGATCTGGATTGCCTAGCATGTCATTGTATAGCGCACGTTTAATATTCAAACGCATATCGCTTAGAACAAGATCTGCTACGTCAAAACGACCTGCTGCCTGAATTGGCTGCAAGCCGCCTGACTGGGGGGATTTAGGAATAATAGTGCCGGGCACTAGATTGATTGTATCTGGGTTTACAATGCCATCATCATCCATCTGGTAGATTCCAGAGATTGCCATTTGGGCATTTTCAAGAACAAGCTGAATTGTTAGGTTAGTTGTTTTGATTGCAGACAAAGCGTTCATCAATGGCCCACGACCATAGACTTCACCCGCACACTTAGACCAACGGAAACAAACATAAGGGTTTGAGCCAACGCCATTAAACTTATGCTCAACAAGATAAGTCTGTGTAGACATATCAATTACATAGTGAAGATAGGCTTCTTGGTTTTTCTTTGTGTAATCTTTGCAAACTACCTCAAGAACAGTACACTTGCCCTCTGGATCTCGGGAAATACGTTGCGCAACCTTCTGATCAAACTTGCCATCATCATAAAGTATTGGCAGATCAGAGTTACGGATGCCCTTACGCTCACGGAAAACGTGGTCAATCTTATCATCGGGGCCAGTATCTAGCACTACATGAGGCAACGGAACCGCAGAGAAGACAATCGGATTAATAGAATCGCCCTCTTCAACACATAGAACACCAGTGCCAACAGCCAGATCCATGAAAGATTCATGCACTTCTTGTGAGAAGTTAGAGTTTTGTAGAATTTCAAATACATACTCTGTGATTTCATCAAGGTCATTGTCGATTAAATCGCGCTCTTCCATTGCAATCTCTGACCCAGCAGTAAGATCTGCCCAACGTGCAAAGTTAGGAACAAGGCCAGATTGCAAGCGGGATGCAAATTCTTGAACACCAACAACCGCAGTTTCGTCAAAGATCTTATCATCTCGACGCTGACCAGCAGTCTCGTAGTAAAATGATTCACGTTGAGGTAGCGCATACTCATAGCACTCCTCAAAAAGATCTACGAAGTTTTGTCTATGAGCCTTGGCTTTTTCATAGCGTTCAAGATATTTTTTGGGATCATGCATTAGCTGTACCTACTATAGAATCCAATACCACCGCGAGATCCAGCAATTAGCGATCTGCGACCAGACCCTCGACGCTTACCTGTTGCTTCAGTAACCCGAGCATCTTCACGCATACCACGAAGCTCACGCTCTTCACCAGTCAACACTTTCTTACCAGATCCATATTCGGCTGAACGTTCTAGACGTTTGCGAAGAAGGGATTGCTTTTGACGCGCACGTTCTTGACGCGCTCTAGCCAACTCAGCAGATGAAAGCTCTTCTTGCTTTTTAGCGGCGTCACTTGGTTTTTGCTGTACTACCGTTTGATAAGTTACACTTGTAGTGCCAATAGGTTTTTCTTCATCAGCAGTTACAAGAGGCTGATCTTTAGTTTCAGTCTCTGTAATTTCTCTGTATGGCCCGCCACTAGATGTTGCATCAATGATTTCTTGATTGCGCTTATCTCTGCGCTCTTTCATTTCGTCTACAAAATCTAAACGTTCTTCAGATAATTTTTTCTGACGCTCTTCTTCAGCAACCAAAGCAGCTAATTCTTCTTCAGCTTTTCTAACTTCAGACTCTCGCTCTTCACTGCCATCAGTTAAATAAGTAACATCACCAGTTGGCGTTACATCACTTGGTCTAGTGACCTGAACCGTCTTTGGTTCTTCAACTACTGGCTCTGGCGCAGATTTTTTAGACTTTCCAAAACACATAGGATTACTCCTTCTTTGCTATTGCAAAGCATAGAAATTAAAAAAGTTCAACGCACAAGTGACCATACGCTCGGTTTCTTTGCTGCGCTCTTGGGTTTTCTGTTAAACACATCAAAGTCTTTTCGTGCGTTTACAACCTGAGAAGGTTTCTGATTAGACATCAAAGCGCGGCCCTCACCAGCACCAAGAAGAAGATACTGCAATGCGTCATGAATGTGCGAGTACATATTCTTATCAGGTTTATCAGCGTATCTTTCACCACTAACTTCCATACGTTTGTAAGAATATCCACCCTCAAAGCCTTTAATAAGTTGCTGGCAACGACGATCAACTAAGAACGCAGGTTTACCCTCAACCATTTTATTAAGTTGTTGCGAAACTGACTCCAAGCGGAGATCCACCGAATTACTCGGAGCGGGGAATGCGCGAAGACCAGCACCTCTAAGTATGTGGAAAGGGGTAGATTCGTCCGTTTGCGCCCTGAAATCACCTGCTGGATCGCCGTATATGTAGACATCGGAAACCGTGGTAAAGCGCGTAGCAATTTCATTTCTCAAAACCTCTGCAAATCTAACGATACCCATATCAAATGCAACGACTTCAGACTGAATCAACCACCTGTTTCGAACTTTTTGACCAATGACAGCAGCGGGAGTAAGCCCAAAGTCGATGCCAATATACAAAGGAAGGTTGGCAGCAACTGGTATTTCTTCTTTGGCAACGTGAGTTTCTGAAACAAACATAGGATATACAGGCTTTCCATCTTGGATTGTGCCTAGTTTATTCATCACATAGACATCAATCCAGCTTTTAGTCTTACCTTGAATTAGATTAGGATAGTAGTTCTGCATCATGTTCTGGCGATTCTCAGCCTTATCGCTTGGAACATAGTTCTCTACCTCACCATCCTCATTATAAACTTCCTTCATTCCAGAGGGCTGCGTAAAGAACTGCCAGTTGTCAGGCTTAACCAACATCTTGGCTTGCTCACGCGGAATATGATCTGGGATTGGAACCTCACCAGACATGATAGGCCACCAGTGATCTTCTTCAGGAGCATTGGTATCGGCAATAACGCCAGTCCAACTAGGGCCACCATCACGCATAGAGGGGAATCGACCAACACGCATTGTACACGCATCAATGATACTCTTAGGAATCTCACGCGCCTCGTTAATCCAAATGCCAGTTAGTTCGAGTGAAAGTAATTTCTTAACATCTTCAGGGCGATCTAATGCTAAGAAGATGACCTCCAAATCCAAGTCACCCTTTTTAATATGGTGGGTGTAAGGTACAGACCAGATGAACTTACCCCATTGCTCTTCTGGAAACCAATCAAGCCAAGTCTTAATAGTAGTTGTTCGTAGCTGCGGGTTGGTATTTCGAATGATAGCCCACCGACTGCGGCGAATCCCATCCTGATTTTTCTCTTGAGCAAGTGCCCTGCGGAATACTTCTACGCAGCAGCCGACAGATTTACCAGATCCAACAGGGCCACGAATGCCACGAAAGAACGTCTCGTCCTTCATAAAGTCTTTTAGAACCTGACCATCAGGCTTGTACTTAAAGGCTGCCAACTTTGTGATCCACTGCAAACTTCAACATGCGTTCAATAACTTCAGGCCCAATAACATCGATGATCCTGTCAGCTTCGTAATTAGTTTGAAAGTCTTTGGGGTGGTGCTGCATGTGTACTTTCTTCACCACCCTGCGGAGCAAGTCTCGCTCATGCTTAGAAAGGGTCTGAGTAAAGCTCATTCGTCTTCTATCTCAATTCTTTTGGGCGCAGCCGTTTTCTTCTTAGGCTTCGGCTTAGAATACGCCTCGTTAATGTCAGGAGTGGAAGGGTCGTCTGCCTTCAGTCGTCCCTTGGAGCTGCGAGAACGTGTCGGTTCTGGCCCTTCCACCAAGCGGCGCGAGTCGGGAGTTCTCGTTTTGCCGCTATACGTTGTACCAGCAAGAACATGTGTCTCACCAGTATACAATTCACCACTTGTCAAATACCAAGCCATTTATTTATAGCCTTTGCTTAGAAGAGACTTCTTACTCATCGGCTTCTTCTTTTTCTTTGCATACTCTTTAGCCGCCTTCATACCAGCTTTAGTATACGCAAACTTCTTTCCATCAACGTTAGGCATTTCTATATCTCCTTACTTTCCGAGCAATCGCTTTCGGTTGAGCCACAAACTGCTCACCCTTTGCCTTACCCTCTCGTTTAGCTCTGGTTGTAGCTGCATATTCAGAAGAACTAAGAGCAGCAATAGCCTTGCTAGGAAGGTAGCGTTCACCAGTCTCACTAGACTTCTTGCCACTCTTGGTGCGCCATTTCTGCTTACCCCAGTTAAGAAGCGACTTTTGACTTGCTTTCATCTGCTTCCCTCTGCTTCTTTAGTACAGCATTTAACGTACCACGATCTTCGTAGTTCATTTGTAACCACCACCACGTTTCTTGTACTCTTTTGCTAAGAGTTGCGCCTTACGCGCTGACCACTGACCAGCAGCCGTTCCATGCGTAGCGCGATTCTTTATAGCATGGAATAAACTTTTACGCATCTTTGGTTTTGTATAGTTGCCAGCCTTGTTAACTTCACTCATGACTTCTTATGCCTCTTAGCAAAATTACGCGCAGCCTCTACACTACCAAACCCCCAAGCCTTTAATGCCAGGGCTTTTCTCGTAGGCCGACCCTTGTCATCCTTCATAGCACCCTTCATACCAGCAAACCGAGCAGCAAAAGAAACACGACGAGGATTAGTCCCACTCTTAACAGGAGCCTTGAGATTAGCACCCTCAGTCCTCTTAAAATAAGCACGACCCGCTGCATTCAAACCACCCTTGGGGTTCTGATACTTCTTTGCTGGCATCTATGGCTCCTGATCTTTCTTTACCTTCTCCGCCATTCTATCCTGACGCAACATATTTTTCTCAATCTTCTCCGCCTTCTTCAGCAAAGAACGACGCTGTGAAGACGTTACCATCTGCCCATCATCCATCTTCAAGAACTCACGCACCTTACGACGAAGTTTACTCAAGTTGGAATAATCCTTGGGCATCCGCTCCAACTGAGCATCCAACATCTCATACCTAGCCTTCATTAAACTAGCGGGACTCTGACCTTTGGGCATGACGTACCTTTCACCAAAAAAATTCAATTCAAACTCTTTCGAGCTTTTTGACGTTATAATGTGCGTTGGGGACTACTGACAATCACACTAGCGCATGTTTTTAACCCCACCCCCTGCTAGGACAAATCGATTGTTACACTGATATCCCCAGCAATTTGTACCTGTGAGCGATCTATAGGCTTGAACCCAGCACGATCTAACAGATCCTTGGACGCTTCTAGCTGCACATACTCGCTCTTAGCTCCACTGGATAACTCCGCTACCCTGCCCAGTGCCCTGACAGCGTGAATTCCAAATGCATCTGCTGTTGCTTGCATGAGATACTGTTGCACGTGCGGAGTTTTCATAGCTTTGTATGCTGAGGCTCGTCCGCTGTTTCCTGCTGCGTACCCAGCCTCCTGTGCAGCTTTTGCTACATTGCCACCGTTTGCTACAAACGCATCCACTAACGCTCGTTGCCTTTCTGTTAGATCACGCTTAATCACACTGCTCATATCTAAGCCCTTTCGACCGTCTGTTCATAGTCCTTACTGTAGCCCCCCTCTCCCTCTCTCCCCCCATTGATAGCACTCGATGTAACACCCTTGTCAACGCACAAATTGCACGTTTGCTACAACATTCTACCTGTGAAGCACACTACAAAGGTGATTGAGAACTGCAAGTTTCAGTTCTGCCTCGCTTCGGTTTACTGTCTCAGTCAGTACGCTCGTCGGCACCTTGTCACAGCTGCGGCCACCTCGCACGTCTTTGTTCATTGCATCGGGCCAAAGACCATTCGCAAGCAGTTTCCTTTTGCTGTTCATAGCTGTGTGATTGTGGCTGCTGGCAGTGTGTAGTTCGACCTTCTCCTTGTGGGGAAACAACTTGCGAATAGCAACCTGATCTGGGGATCAGGCTTTGGCTCCGTGCATGAAGTCGTCGTTGCGAGGGTGGTCCTCGCACGTAACAAGGAGCCTAGAGCTATGACTAAGAAAGTACCTACACTCGTTGAACTAAAACTTGCAGTTCTAAATCATTTTCAAGCTACACAGGATGTTGCACCAAACGAACAATTTGTTGCTGGCATTGCCAGAGACGAATGTTACACCTCGCACAACTCACTGGTCTACAAGAAGAAGCAGATGGCTGACAAGTTGGCGGACTACGAGACAGCCGTCGAAGAGGGCAAAGACATTCGCGCCGATGCGATCGCGCGACTGCTCGACAACATGGAAGTCGAACTCACGTTGTTAGCGGAGCGTCACGAAGCAGACCTTAGCGTCTATGAGCAAGTGACAGGCACACAGTGGGAACCGATGGCTAAGAAGCGTCGCCCAGCCAAACTATCCAATGATCGGATGGCAGCACTCAAAGCAAAGGTGGCGTAAGCCACCCCCGCAAGGGGCAGCACCGTCTGCCCTTTTTACACACTCGGTAATCAAGGGGTTGACTGTTCCGTGTAGGCTTGTGCGCTGCGGATCTACCCTACAATCATGGAGAAAACGAATGAACTTTTCTGACAGCCAACTAATCTCAGCTATCCGCTCAATCATTGCTGAAGAAGTAGACAACCGCATCAAAGCAATCGAAGAGAATGAACTTAATGTTTGGGATCATAGATCTGACATCGAAGATATCATCTGCGACTATCTCAACTCAAACGTAACAATAACATTGGAGGCATAACAATGGACGTAAGATTACATGAAGTACAATCAGTCTGGGAAGAAATAGACTACCATGGTGAAAACTATACGTTTGTTACTCGCAAACTCAGAATAATCGACAAAGAAGGCAAGGAATATTCCCTGACTTTATTCAGCGATACTATCGATAACCTAATGACAACTAAAACAAGGATAAATCGTTATGATTAAACCTATCGGATTGTTTCACACGCCCAAAGATTGGGACGAACTGATGGCATGGATTCATCTGCATAATGATGAAGATAAAGCACATCTAACAACAGCAGCAGCTATGGCTTGGAACCTAGCTGCAAAGGAGACTAATAATGGACAAAATTGAAAAAACTATACGCAAAGCTCTTGAAAGAGAGCTTGGTAAGAAAGCAAAACCTTGGCTTGATGAAAAAGTTATTATTTCAATTCCCATTCGGAAGGACTCTAACAATGAAGACGCCTAGTTTTACACGCCGTGACTTTGTGTTTATCGCAGATCACATTGCACCAATGATGCATTGGCCTACTCACATTCATGATCTTGCCGATATGCTTAATGCTACGAACCCTAGATTTAATCGCGAACGGTTTATCGAACGTGCAACCAAAGCATGGGAGGCAAACTATCAAGCTAACTTGGAGAACATCAATGACGAGATCGACTATTGAATTGATCCATTGCCCAGAATGCCTGGGCGATGGCACTCTAACTTACGAACGCCCTGAGCCATGGGTCAATCGGGATCTACCACCAAGTCTTGAAGAGTATCAAGCCGAGTGCTGGAACTGTCATGGCAGTGGCGAAATCGAAGCACTTGAGTTCGAAGAGCTAGACCATGATGATGGTCAACCAACAATGTACGAAGAGTACCAAGATTTATACGGAGGCGATGATCGGCATGACGGATAAACAAACAGAAAGCCTTAGAAATATATTAGATCAAGGCACACACATCACAGCACTTGATGCACTAAATTGGTTTGGTTGCTTTCGTCTGGCAGCCAGAGTGTACGATCTCAAACAAGAAGGTTACGACATTGAGAAATACACACAGGTAAATGATATCGGTAAGCGCATAACGTATTACTACAAGACTTGACATGAAAGTTGCACATGTGCATATGCTGCGGCATGTTACAGAGTTATTGGGATCAGATCCTAGAAAAGCATCGCTATGTTGATCTGCCTTTGCATAAGGTCTTTATCTTAGCAAAGATACCAACGTCTACTTACTATCGTACACTGCATGGCAAGACTGAAATGAGTTTCGAGACTGCCAAGAAAGTGTATCAGACATTGGATAGATTATCTAAACGGTGGCCGACAGGTCTGGTTGAACCAAAGAAAATCAATGCCGCAGTTCCAAAACTACACAAAAGCAACAGAGGTGACTGACTCATACGTTGAGTTGATCGATGCTCTGGTTGCAAGAAGGAATGAACTTGGTCTTTCACAAGAACGATTGGCTTTGGAAATAGGCTGTACCATTTCACTAATTCATAAATGGGAACAGTATAAACGTGTGCCATCTGGCTTCATGTTGACATGCTGGCTGGATGCACTTGGCGTTAAGATCAAAGTCTGCTCGTACGAAGATTGATGCGGGCACTACAATTTGCGATTCATGTGGTGACAAGACACAATACTTTGTTGCTATCATGGCATCGATGAAACCTGCACGTTATCACATGGTGTGCATGAACTGCTATGAGGATGGATCATGGGAAACAAGAATAAGCAGAAAGGAAGCTACCACGAACGATGGTTCGTCAAGTGGCTCGAAGACCAAGGGATCGAAGCAAAGAAAGTCCCGCTCTCAGGGTCGCTCGGAGGAGAATACTCAGGAGACATCCACCTCCCCTCATTGGTCGGACGAAATCTGGTAGTTGAAGTAAAGTATCGCACAACATCTAGTTTTCCTAATGCTTTCAAGGTCTTGGAAGGTAGGGACATGGCATTGTTCAAAAGAAAAACTGGTCAGGATAAAGTTTGCGTGATACTATCGGAGTCACTATTCAAGGAAATGATCGAGCGAATGAAATAAAAAAGCTCTGCCAATGGGAGCTGGCAGAGCAAGTAGTGAGGCAAAATATATAACAAGGAGTACATAAGCCGTGCTATATGCTGAGATACTACTACGAGAGGTAGTACAATGGCAAGTACCAAACAGTCATGCAAAGTTAATCATGCTGCTCATTGCGGATCATACAGATGCGCACGGTATAGCCTATCCAACCATCCAAAGACTGTGTGATTTGTCTGGACTTAGTAAGAGTTCAGTCATTCGTGCTGTAAATTACTGTGTCAAACACGGTTACTTAACCAAGGTCGCAGGTCGCACTGGTGTGTCTACGATCTATCAATTCAACTGTTTAAAAGAGGAGGGTGTCAGTGTGACACACCAAGATAATAATAATGTAACTAAGTTAAATATATCTAATACTACTTGGGGTGTCAGTGAGACACCTACTTTTGATGAGTTCTGGCAGACCTACCCACGCAAGATTGCTAAAGGTCATGCTCGACTAGCATTTGCAAGAGCACTGAAGAAGACAGATGCCAATACAATAATTGAGGCTGCTTCTAAGTTTGCTCAATCTGTTGAGTACAAAGAGAAGAAATACATTCCCTATCCAACAACATGGCTTAACGGTGAGCGTTGGGAAGATGATATCGATGATGTGTCTGGTCGCTCAAATACTGACCGACTGAATGACATAATAGATTTTGACAAATATCTATTGGAGGCAAAGAAATGATGTATCGTGTGACAAGAAAAGAAACCTATGTAACTTTCGTATCAGCTACTGCTGAGGATAGCGCGTGGGAATTAGTCAACGAAATGAGTAATGGCGATAGTGAATGGCTGTCTACCCCAGACGACACAGAAATTCAGATTGAATTATTTGACAAGTATTTATTGGAGGCAAAGAAATGAATTACGAAGATCGCACTCGCAAGGTTGGGAGTTGGCTGCAAGAAGTATTGCGCAGATATACCCCGCCTACTGGTTTGGATAATGAGACATTGAAGAAGGAGATGGTGCTGATTGTTCAGGATGTGAACAAGAACATTCCATCTCAGTATGAAGATGCTGACTTTGCTATGGTACTCGAGAAGATCGACGGACATGTGCGCGCCTTACATGGAGCGCGCACTTGGCCGACGATTAAGATCTTTATCCAGTCAACTAAAGATGCAGTGAAAGAACATAACAATGCTATCGATGTACCCAAGGTAACTGCGCCAACATACAGCATGGATCGAAGCGATACGATTATGGTCAAGCGCATCAAGAGCGGTGAGCCAATACCAGATTACATCTTGAATCCTGAATCTGTAACACGCGCTCGGCTAATTGATGGCGGTCACATTACTGACCATGATCTACAAAAATACATTGCACCTGCTGCACGAATGCAGTAAACATAATGTAGATAACTAGTGAGGTAACAATGAAACGTACTGGATTTATAGGCGGTAGTGATGCCGTAAAGATCATGAATGGTGACTGGTTTGAGCTATGGGAAGTGAAGACTGGACTCAAAGAACCAGAAGATCTTAGCTCCAAACTTGCAGTGCAACTTGGCATTCACACTGAAGACTTCAATCTGTCTTGGTTTGAAAAAGAAAACAACTGTGTACTGACCAACCATCAATCTGAGTTTGAAATATCATCAGGCCGAGTGCTCCCGCTGCGCGGTACAGTCGATGCAATGTGGAACGGCAACATCGTAGAAGCAAAGCATACCAATGCATTCTATACCATGGACAAGGTGCTTGAGTATTACATGCCGCAGTTGCAATTCTACATGTATCTAGCAGATGCAGACGCAGCGCATATGTCAGCGATCTTTGGCAACAACAAGTATGAATGCTGCAAAGTAAACCGAGATCCTAATTATATCTCAGCTATGATGGATATGATTAATGAGTTTTCTAAGTGTGTGGTAGATAACATCGAGCCTGTTGGCTTTGATATTCCTGACGCACTATCAATCAATTCAATACCCATCGATGACATGGTGAAGCGCGATGCATCAACAGACAATATGTTTATGGATCGCGTAGTTACTTACATCAACAGCTACGAACACAATCGTACATTTGAGAACGCCAAGAAAGATCTCAAAAACATGATGGCAGACAACGAAAGAGAAGTGTTCTGCGATCAACTATCAATAAAGCGAGACAAACGTGGATCAGTACGGATCTATATTCGCAATCAAAAGGAGGCAAAGTAATGTCAAACATGAAAGTATGGGACAATGTATCCAAGTCAGACGCTAAGTTTCTAAAGCAAGTAAAGGTAGGCCGTGGGTTTACAGCTATCGATGCTCATTCTCAGATAATGAAAGCAACCGAAGTATTTGGGCCTGTGGGTGAGGGTTGGGGTTATCATGTATCTCATGACATCCAAGTCCTTACACCTAACGACAGCGTCATTGTAGCGAGTGTCAGCGTATGGCACAACGAACCCTCTAATGTATTCGGGCCGGTGCTTGGTTGTAAGATGCTAATGCGCAATGGCAAGATCGATGAAGACGCACCTAAGAAAGCAATGACTGATGGTCTAACCAAAGCATTGTCACACCTTGGATTTAATGCAGATGTATTCCTCGGTGAATTTGACGGTAACAAATACACTGATGATAAGAGCGGTGGCAGCAGCCACAAAGAATGGTAATCAACAAAGGAGCCAGAAGCATGGCAGATTATGACAACACAAACTCAGGCGCAGCTTTCAAACCATTTGATAGTCAACGCATGATCCTTCAAGGCAAAGTAAATCTTGAAGGCAATGAACGTAAAGTCGTTATGGTTGCAGACCAAACGCGCGGTGGTGATAAGATTATTGAAGTCTATCAGAAAGTTGCAGTGTTATTTGACAACGATAAAAAAGGCAATGAGTCAGCACCAGATTATTCAGGGCCAGTTGAAGACTACGCCACCAACAAGGACATGCGCATTGCAGCTTGGAAACGTCAGAAAGATGGTGGCAACTATATGAGTATGCAGATTACAGAAAAACAACAGGGAGGATCTAACAATAAACTTGATGATAAAATCCCATTCTAATGGAAACATGGGATGAAATGAAAGCGCGTCACATGCGCGAACGTGTTGAGCTAGTGAAGTCACTGGCTCAATCACGTTACACACAGACACAGGCATCTAAAATCTTACACATGAAACTAAGCGCACTTAATAATTTTGTTCGGCGCAATCAGATTTACTGGCCTGTTATTCAACAAGGTAGACCAACACACAAGGAGTAGATACATGGACTACATTCGTGAGGTAAATATAAGCAAAGTAATGATAACCCCAGAGATGGCTAGATCATTGCTAGAAAATAATCCAATCAACAGAACCCCATCAAAAACAAAAGTTAATGAATATGCATCGGATATGTTAAGTGGTAACTTCTTGTTTGCAGGTCATACAGTATGCCTATCTAAAGAAAGAACGTTACTAGATGGTCAACAAAGACTAATGGCTTGCGTTCAGTCAGACACACCATTTCATACAATCTTAGTAGAAAACCTACCTGAAGATATTATTAGAGTTATAGACTCAGGTAAGAAAAGAACATATTCAGATCAGTTAAAAATGGATGGACATAAAAAGCCTGGGCTGCTTGCTGCATCAATTAAAATGCTTACACTTATTGCTCGAAAAAATCCTAAAGACGCAGGGCATTATACTACAACTCAACTAAATCAGGTTCTAAAGAAACACCCTTTTATTGTTGAGAGCGTAGATCGTGGAAGCAATACATTTAAAAAAGCAGATCCCATTCTTTCCGCAATACATTACATAGCCAACTACACTGGGCATGAACACAAAGCAGATCAATTTATTGAGACATGGAAGGGTGGCGTTAAAAACTATGAGAACGATCCAATAGTTTACATCAGAGAAAAACTTTACGAAGATCTTGGTAAAGTTAAAAAGATGACAACCGTTACCAGAATGAGATACATTATGTACTCATGGCAGAAGTTCAAACTAAACCAGCCAATACAAGCAGCAAGACCACAGACGTTTGAAATGGAAGGCTGGGATAAAATAACTTGTGGAATAAAATGACAAAGAACCAAAGATTGCAGTATCTCAAGCGCATCGTGCGCTTGTGTGCTGCTCACAAAGCAAACCCCAACCAACAAAAAAATGAAGTAGATGAGATAAGAGCACTCGCTCAACACATCATCGATGTAGAAGAAAAAGATACAGATGTAGAGGGAACACCAATATGAGCATAGCTACAGCATGGCTTGAATTAGCCGCCCAAGAACGTGCTAGGCACAATGAAACATGGGGAAGAATCCCAGAAAAAAGAAAAGAAAAATATATTCCAAGAAAAAGAAAAGGCCCTCGAAATCCTAAACGACTAGAGTTGATTAGAGAAATGATTCAAGAAGGCCTTCGCACAGTAGATATTGCTAATGAATTAGGAGTTAGCGAATCAAGTATTCGATACTGGCGTAGGTATTACAATCTAACGTGAGTCGTGTGGGCGGAGCTATGTGTCGGGCTATAGCAATCTAATACAACCAACAAAAACTGATAGTATCAACCGCCCACTGCGACAATCTATCAAAAGAAAGAACAGAGGCAATGGAAACTTTCTATATTTTTTTAATTTCTTACAGCATTCAAGGACATCCCATCGAACGAACAATACTCTTAGAAAATAGTGACCAGTGTCAGATAGCAATCCGAGCAAACGAACCGCTATCTGACGCCCTTGGTGCTGACATGTATTGTATAGACACAGGGAGGATATCTAAATCAATACGACCAAGGCTTAGACCATCAACTCAAAGTGAGGAGCATCAATAAACGGACGACGACCTTGGGATCTGCGTGTATCAATGTAATCATTCATTGCAGATTCCATGTTACCATCCCACTGAGCAATGTTTGGTACAGTCCAAGCTGCTCCCCAACGAATAGGCACATCAACTGCACGTGATGCTTCTGCCATTGCATCAGCAATCTCATCGTACAAATTCAATTCCCAACGTCCACCATCTACATACGCCATAAGATCTACGGCAATACCATCTAAGTGCTTAGACTTCATGGTTTGACTTGCACCCTTGGCTACCAATGCACGTTGTTCTTCAATGGTTCGAAGCCCACAGATCACAGAAAAATCTTGTTTGCTTACACCAATAGCATACTTAACGACAGCAACCATGCGCTCATCAACGCCCTCTAGTTTTGACAGGCTACGCTTGCCTAACTTGTAACTCATTTCTTTAATCCTCTCATTGTACGTATGCCAAAGCTGGCAGCGATGCTGGCATACATACCCCATTGCACCCATAAGGGTGTAGTTTCCAAGTTTGCAAATCCCTGTGCCATAGTATCTTGTAGACTAGGAACAAAATTAGCAGCAAGTATAAGAACGAAAACAATAGTCCAAAGTTCGTCTTTCCAAGAGTTCTGCGCAGAACGGATAGCCTCAAGTTCCCAATCAATTTCACCAGTTGCTTGCTTAAGTTTGATCTCTGCATTTGCTTTCTGTACCGCTGTCTTACCATCAACCCATGCTGTAGCTAAACTTCCAAGGCTACCTATAATCTGACCGATCATACAGACCCCCGATCCGTCTTAGCTTCTTTGTTCATCCAGATCCCAAAGCAACCAGTCAATGCACCCATACACACAGAAACCAAACCAGCCTGTCCATTGCTAGGATCAGGCAAAGACATGTACCAGTGTACGCTTTGGTAAGTTAAAATTGTTACCACTAGCATCATCAGCCGTGGGAATACTTTGTATTCATCAATCACTGTTGCTGGCATAATGTTCTGCAATCCTTTTGTTCGACGTGATTATAACCACTTTTCCGTTTTTGTCCAAAACTGTGTACTTTACCACTTTCCCATGTAGACACCCAAGTAATAGATGCAGAGAACCGTAATGATCACAGCCATGCCAATCCCCGCGATTGTAGCTAACAGCTCCATGCGCTCTTCTCTAGCCTTCTCTGCGGCCTTTCTCGCTGCTTGTCTTTGTTTCCTAGCTTCAACTTGCCATTGTTGCCATCTGTCCCATGTGCCAGGGGGCGCATAGAGGCGACAGTAACTTTCTAATTCTGCACGTTTCTCGCGCAACTTTTCTAAATGCTGAAACTCTTCCCAATCACCTTCAGAGCTACCCGTAATCATTGTAATCGGGCTAGACTTCTTCTTGTTGATTGCTTCTTTTATATCTTCTTCCGCAGAAAGGAACTTACCGACCGCGCCGATAAGCCCCGCAGTTTCCTTGCCATTCCCAAGAGCCTGACGGATAACCGAATAAGCGGCATTCGCAGCCGCAATGCTCTCAAGTATAGCCATGTCATCATCCTAACATGTTTATCCGCAACAGTAAGGCAATGATGGCAGCACTCGTACCAATAACAAGTGCTTCCAATCTTTTGACACGGTTAAACAAATCACGGAACTGAATGTCCATTTCCGTTTTCATAGCCACAATCTCTTTTTCTAAGCCATCAATTCGCTGATGTGCTGACTGTACTGTTCGTTTGTCCATTGTCTAACTGCTCTTTTAATCTATCTATGTATCCCTGCCGACCAACTTGCATTTGCTCAATGTTTAAAGATGCTGCTCTAATCTTTTGATCCAACGATCCTATTTGATTAATGCAATGCTTTGCTGCATCTGATAGCTGATCTTCTGTGTATTCTATGTCGTCAATCGTAATGACCTTTTGTTCTTCAGTCACGTTGATCTCCTTTCAGTTAAGTTAAGCAGCCCAAGGTGTTCCAGAGGCTTCGGTTGGGTTTGCCATTGCGTCGATCTTTGCAGCAATAGCGGCTTCTGTATCATCCTGTGATACACTGCCCCACACCCAAGCCTGTGCTTGCGCCTCAGTGACATCAGCGTAGGCAACGAAATCAGATGAAGATGGGTCAGGTGTTAGACCCACAGTGCCATAAGATGACGCTGAGTTGTCACCGTCTACGCCTGTGCAGCGCCAGTGAATTACGTTAATGCCGCCAGTTGCGATGTCGTGTTCGCAGGTGGGGATTGTCCAGTCGTATGTAATAGCCATAATTTTATCCTTCTAGGGCAGATAGTCGTGTTTCCAAGTTGTCAATCTTTGTGAGTGCTTCTTGCAGTGCAGCAGTCAGCAGGGGTACGAGTTTGCTTTGGTCAATACCTTGGTAATCAGGGACACTGCGAGTACCCATGACAGCATCAACTGCGGCTGTTAGCTCGTTTCCTTCATCATCGTAGGTAGCCTCAACCGCTGGAGTAACTTCATACTCTTCGTCACGCATTGCATCCTTCGTACCTGTTACAGCCTCTGGGACAACAGCCTGTGCCTCATGGGCAAGGAAGCCATCCACACGGGTGCCATCAGCAATCCACTCAAAGTTCACTGGGTTCAGCGCTTGGACACGGGCAGAGGCACCTGTCATTGGCTGTGCGTCAGTCTTTAGGCGGTAGTCTGAAGATGTGTTAAATGATGTAGATGAACCAGAGACTGAAATACTTCCAACCGTGGAGTTATCATTTTGAATGTCTATGACACTACCATCTGAGCCTGTTCTTACAAAAGCCGAACATGGGCCTCCATTTCTTGTGGCTGTAATCTTGTCGTTGCTGCCAAGAACTATACCTGCAACAGTAGAGCTTGTTGTGATCTTACCCACCAGCAAGTTACCGCTGGCGTCGATGCGCATGCGTTCTTCATTTCCAGATTGCTTACGGAAAATGAAATTTTGGCCGCCATCAAGAAACACTTCAAACTGTTTTGTCGTGCCTGAATAAAAGTCTAAATGCTTTTCATTGATAGAAGCACCGCTTACTCTTAGGTATGCGTTATCTGTCCCACTAGCTTGAATGTAACCGTTACTTCCTCCTGTGTGGATGACATTACCGCTGCTGTCGATGCGCATGGCTTCTGATGTTAGTTTTGTATCTGTGCTTGCATCACCATAGCGAACTTGAAAAGTATTTGCGTCGACAAACAACTGAAAGTCAGTAGATGAAGATGACACATCCTCAAACGTTAAATTCGGACGATACGAAGTAATTAGACCTTTAAAATTGTCATTTGCAGCGATAGAGGCCGTATCAACATGAAGCTTTGCCCTAGGCGAACTCGTCCCAATCCCCAAGCTCTCCGCACTCGCATCCCAGAAGAACTTTGCAGTGGTGCCTGTGTCCTCGTAGAAACTGATGTCGCCGTTGGGCGCAATAACAAACCTATCACGAATAGCGTTACTGCCATCCGATGTTCTGAGGGCCATCTCCATTCCAGCCCCCAATGTATCAACAGAACGTGTTTGAATAGAGCCTTTAGTTCCTGCACCTATTCCAGAACTATCATCGCCATCAAAGGCAACTTCACCTATAATTTCACCTACAGACCAAGTTCCGCTTTTGGTTGAACTTAATGTAAGTTTTGACCCCGTAGAGTTTTCCACAGTCAGCCCATCGCTGGTCAAAGTCCCAGTGATGTCTACACCTGTGCTGGTGGTTTCTAACTTCTTACTTCCGTTTGTAAACAGACGAACACCAGCACCATCATCAGCAATAATGCTATTAACCCAAGCTGTATCTGCGGTGTTTCGTGTCTGCAAATTAAGTGCACTTGATGCTCGTATTCGCAGATTACCAGTTCCAGCTTCATCAATGAAACTATTAGACCCATCGTGGTAAATCTGCAAATCAGACCCAGCACCGAAGATGGCTTTGTCGTTGTCGCCGAAGGACAGATTGCCTGTCATAGAGTCGCCAGAAGTCTGAACAAAACTAGAACTATCAACAGCAGCATCTTGCCATGCAGATCCACTATACACCTTCAACGTATTACTTGTTGTGTTAAAATACAAATCACCAGCATTAAGCGCATCACCATCATTATCTAACGATGGATCACTTGCCTTACTGCCAAGATAAGTATCATCAAATGTATCAGCACTTAACGCAGCAGCCGCAGCACTCGCAGCCGCAGCCGTTGCAGAGCTAGAAGCACTTGTCGCATTACTTGCTGCATTCTGAATTGCAGTTAAGTTGTCAGTAACATTTTGTAGATTAGTTGTTTGAC